AAATTTTTTAAATTATCTTTAGAGTCTTTTTCTTTTTTTTCTACAGCAGTTATTATTTCTTTTGATTTTTCTACATCTTCCTTGCTTAAAGGATCAATCTTAGTAGGCTCACCTCTTCCTGTTACAAACTCACCTGTTGCATTAGCTAAATAAGGAGAATCTAAAGACTTTTCTTCTACAACAGCTTCAGGTTCTTCAATCTTAACGTCAGTGCTCATTTCTACTTGGCTAGAATATTCAGGATATTTTTCTATTATTTTTTCTACTAAAACAGAATCTTCAACATCTTCGTAAGCGTTGTACTTACTTCTTACTGCTGATGCAAAATCTGCTATAGTTAATTTTTCTTCTGGCATTAATTAGTTTTTTAAGTCTAAATTTAAAGGATTGTCATTCTTGGTTTTTGGAGCTTCAGACTTTCTAGTATATTCTTTATTTTCTTTTTTCAAGTCCCTAGCTAGCTGATCTAGCTTATCTAAAGTGTATACTTTTGTATCAATTTGATCTCCTTTTGCGTTAGTATAAGAAGGTGTTATAATTACCTTGCCATCATCATTAATATCTACAAACACTTTTGATATTGCTCTAGTATTTTCTCCAACTCTAATATTGTAAGTTGAAAATTCTTTTGTTAGCTTTTCCTCTAGTTTATTAGTTAAATCATTTACTTTTTTTTGTTCAAAAACTGGTAATAAATCATCATTTTTAATATTTAAAATTTCTGCTTCTATATTATTTCCTTCTGTTTTAATATCAGAAAAATCTACAGAAGCGCTAACATTAACACTACCAGGTGGATCTGTTTGTTTGTTTCTAATACTAGTACCTGTAACAAGCTCTACACCTACGGTTGTTAAATATTCATCAACAGAAGTTTTAGCTAAGTATGCTGCAGCTGCAGCATCTTGTAAATCCATTTCTTCTTGAGTACCTCCATGCCAGCTGTTAGTTCCAGTAGCATCATTACCCATTTTATCAGTCCATATACTAGACATTATGTCATCATCTTTTAATAAAGCAGTAAATTGACCATTAACAACCATATTTTCCATAGCTAATTCTGCTTGCTCTAAAGTTGTTGTTTTGGTTTTGACCTCCATAACTCTTCCTCCTCCTTGATCTACTTGTTTAGAACCAAAGGTTACAAATTTAGAAACAGGATTATCTTCTCCAGCTGGAAAAAATGTATTTTTCACTGCGTTTTTTTGTATTTCAGAAATGTCAGGAACTGTTTTTATATATGTTTTACCAGACTCTTCTAAATTAACAAACTCATTACCATTTATAAATGCTCCTTTCCCATCGTTTCCTTCTGGATAATATAAAAACATTTGATTATCTTTATTAACTATTCTAACATCACCACCTTGTGTTAAATTAATTAAAACTTCTTGTTGATCAGAAGGTACACCAGCTAAACTTAAAGATCCAGCTTCTCCTATAGGTATTTTATAAGCTTCTTGTAATAAAGCTCCTTTAGCCAGTATCATAGGTGCTAATTTCTCGTATAACACTAGCTCAGCCTCTATGTCTGCCAAAGCTTTATTGCCCATTGCTAAATTATCTAAAGTACCATTACCCATAGCATTTTTAATTTCAACATACTTACCTATTCTATCATAAAAGTAATCTTGTTGATTCTGATCAAATTTTTCATAACCGGTAGAACGAAGTGATCCAACTTTGTTATACATGTCATTATTAAACTTATTAGACTTTTCAGCGTTTTTTTGTTGTTTATTATACCTATCTATAGTACTTTCTTTAGGTACAATAGCTAAATTAGCTGCTACATCTTTATTTGCTTGTTCAACCATACTATTGGCATTGAACATAGTGTTTGTTATCTGTTGTGGATTTCTATAACTCATTTATTTTTTTTTTAAAGACCGAATACGCTTAAACCTGCTTTCCACATGTTACCATTAGCAGCCAATCTATTCATGCCTGCTTGATACTCTTGATCTTCCATGTTTTGCTGCCTTTGTGTTTGTTGATCTAATAAGTTAGAAGTTCTATCTAGTTTTTGTAATTCTCTAGTTTCTTGATTATTAAAAGCAATATTTCTACCTTCAGCTTTCATTCTTGAAACTGTAGCAGCTCCATCAGCAGCTAGCTTTTGATTATTAACTTCTTGTTTTTCTAAACTTTGTGATATACCTCTTTTTGATTGTAAAGCAGCTTGAGCTAAGGCAGTTGCTCCACCAGCACCTGCTCCAGTAGCAACCATAGCATCTAAAGTGTTGGCTAAAGCTATATCAGCTTCTTCTGCTTGAAACTCTGAAGCTTGAGTAGCTACGCCTAAATTAGCATATTCATTTTGCATTTGATCATATGGATTTATGATCTCTTGTCTATTTGCCTCTAAATTACTTAATTGATCTTGGAGTATAGCTGCCTTAGCTGCAGCTTCTCTTTTTTCATTAGCTGCAATTTCTTGCGCCATTTTAGCTTGCTTTTGCGCGTTTCTAGCACCACTTATTTTACTCATGTTATATCTGTTTATTTACTAAATGAAAGTTTTTATCATGGTTTGTAAAACCTAATTTTTTTAATTTGTTTATAAAGTTCATGTTGTCACCAAGAAACATTAAATATTTGTAACCTTGAGATTTACAAACATATTCACATCCTTTTATTAATAAGTTAAGAGCTTCTTCTCTATTTTCTTTATAATTTTTATCAGATAATGGCCAGCCTAGCCAAACTAATTTAGAATTTGAAGTGTACATGAATATACTAGCTACAGGCTTTTCATCCACTTCTACTATTAATCCTCCAGTACCATTGTTAGGTAAAAAATCTTTTGCTGGTATTTCTTCCCAACCCCAGTCTTTCCACCAAGAAGATATAGTGTCCCAGTCTTTTTCTGTAATTTTACGTATTTGCATTTAATTTAATTTAATTTGACGAAACAACAAACTCTGAAGCAGCTGCCCATAGTTCTTTAGGACCACCTGGTTGAGTGTTGTTATCTGTTTCTATAGTTACCGTAGCAAAATAACCTTTAATACCTGTCATTGAGTTTCCAAAAATAACTTCACCTGCTCTAGCTGCTGACTCAGAAATAAGATTAGCTACGTATCTATTTTCTTTCCTGTTAAACCCGGCTCTTAATAATGGAGGATTTGAAGCACTTGCATTTAATCCAGTTCTTCCAAGCCCATCATACGCACCTTCTTCATAGCTAAGTACGGATAAAGATGTGCTAGAACTTGTTGTTTTATCTTGATTCTGTATAAAAGGTGGAACACTAGATGTTGGATTAGGATCAAACCCTTCAAAACCAGATACAAACGATGTAACTTCCCAGCCATTACTACCTTGATAAGATATAGTTTTAAAATTCTTCATAACTGAAGAGTTAGGGTTGAATACAAAAGTAACGTTAGCAGGTAGTTGAGTGTTGTAAAATTTACCCCTATTGTTAGCTACTGTGTTGTCATAATGTAAATATAGCTGTTCTTTATTTAGTGAATAAAATTTATTTTTTAAACTACCCATAAAAGTAGGTTTGAAAGTCATAAAGCTAACCCAGCCATTAATTTTTTCATCAAAAGTTATAGTTTTAAAACCACCACTAGTTATTATTGGCGGCTTTTGCTGTAAAGAAACAACGTAATTTTTGTTATGTATATCAAAACCTCCAATTATTCTACCAGAAGCTTTATTAAAAAATCTTAATAAAGTATCTACGGTTAGTGGAATTGCTGGTATTAACTCTGAAAAATAAATTTCAGTGTATAAACCTACTATTTTAACATCTACAATATAGCCAGTAACCACGGAGTAAGAATTTCCAGCATCTGCACTTAATGAAAATCCCATACCTATAACTATCTCGCCTGTTAAAGTGCTTGATATTGCTTTTATTATTATACTAGTTCCATCAGTTGAAAAACCTAATTTACCATCAACATTGTTGGTTACAGGTTGTTCATTTATTAAAGCTAATTCATCTCTAAAAAAATCTTGCATACCATAAGTGCTTATCTCGGTAAGACCATCATTAGATAGTCTCATTATAGAGTTTCTATTTCTATCAGAAAAATATTTTCTATAACCATAGTAAGCAAACGATTCTGGGTTTGTGCTAATACCATACTCACCTTTGTAAGGCACTATTTGACCTATAACTTTTGCTCCAGACTGTGTTTGAGTACCACCTTCAGCTGTATATATAGTATCCTTGTCTATTAAAGCTCTACTTACTTTGTTTTCTTGAAAAACTAATAGATTAGTGTCTTCAGCGTGAGTATATTGTATAGATCCATTAACTGGATCTGCAGATCTAGTTATAGTATCAGCTACAGAAAATACATTAGTTTGGTTTATTCCAGTTCTACTATTATATATACCTGAGTAGATTAAAGAATTAAATCTATGTTGTTGTAAAGGTTCTGGATCATCTAAATAAGCTCTAGCACCATAATCAGTTGATGTATTATTAAAACCTCCTCTTATTCTAGCTTCTTCAACAAACCAATTTATATTCCAAGGTGTTGTAGTGTATACGTTGTTAGTGCCGTCATTACCTAAAAATCTTACTTGGTATCCATTTCTTAAAAAACCTGGATAAGCAGTTCCAGGATAAAACTCTCCATAAGGTTGAACACCTGTAGAGCCGGCTGGACTTGGAAACGTTGGTTGAGGTGTTCCAATCCCAAGTACTGAACTAACGCCACTATCGCCTGCTAGCTTTACCTGAGGAGGCTGTTGTGCTCCATCTTGTGATGTTACTTTTTTTAGTAAATAAGAATTAAAAAAATCTACTTCTATAATTGCTGCCATAATATATTATCACTTGTTTTTTAGCTATTGTTACCCTATAGCATCGTTAAGTTCTGATATTAAACCAGATGTAGAAGTTTCCCAGTATATATCTATTAGAGATTCTAATGGTTTTACTTCTAATATTCCAACACATGGTTCATTAGAAAATGTAGTATCTTCTCGTCCAAACAAAGCAGCTCTTATCCCATTTAATATTGTCCCGGATTGCTCGTCTGCATCACTGTCTTCATATACTCCAAATATTCTACTATCAGAATCATTGCCTATAAAATTATTTTGAGTATTTAATTTAGCTACGGTAGGATTGCTATTAGGGTTATACACTCCTCTAGCTTCTGTTTTTCTATTTATTTCTTCTACAGCCGTAGATGCTATTTCATATTCTGCTTTTACATAAAGCCATTTTCTGTATGTACCTGGGCATGGATCTCCAAACTGAGCGTCATTAGCAATGAAAGTTTTAGAATTAAATCCTAATAGAATTGTCTCCATGACTGCTTTACTAGATACTGAGTGGCAATCTTGTTTAATAGCAAAATCACCACAATTGTTATTAGGTGAATTGCTACCATCCCCTCGTACAGTACCACCTGTAGGTCTGCCATAACTTGCAAATAATATTTTTGTAAAAACGCCTCCGGGAGGACATTGCATTGTTCCAGGGAATTCAAAACCGTTGTTGTTGTGCGATTGTACTAGCTGTAAACATACTGTTCCAGTCTCTGGTGTTGCTGTTTGATTTCTTGGATTATTTGTATCTATACCCATATCAGTTACTTTAGCTATGGTTTCAACAGTTACAAATTCAGTGCCAAGATTATATTGAACACTATTATATGGTTCTAATTCATCACCTGGAGTAGTTGAACTAGCAACTACCGTAGGTGTTCTTCCAGTTATACTACCTACAAACAAGTTAGGATTTGCAACTCTTGGATATAAAATAGAATCACTAGAAGGGAAATTAGTTTGCTCAGGTTGAACTTCTTGCAGATCTGGCGGAATTTTATTTATATTATCACTTATCAATGTAATATAACTAGTGGAAGAAGAACTAGTTGCTTTAGCTCTATCTTTATAACTTTTTGGTTCTCCGCTTAATATATTAGGAACATAAACATTGTAATAGTCTTGCTGAGTTTGTTTTACAACAACTTTGTAAGAATACCAACCAAGAGGATTAGCTTCTGTAAATAAAGTAACGTTGGCATAAATACCGGGAGACAAGTCATGCTCACCTTGTATTGTTATTGTTTTAGCGCTTTTTGAAAAATTTAATATAATTGAAGTATAAGCGCCATTGATACTAACTCCAGAAACTGTAGAACCAAGAGCTATAAAATCATTCCAAGATTGTAAAGTATATATAGTGTTAACTCCATCTGAAGTAAAAGAAACAGCTCTTAAATTTCTTTTTCCACTATCATACAAGCCAGGATATCCATCTGCATATGTTATCGTTTCTGGTATCTTGCTGTTAAAACAAATTTTCAAAGAATTTCCAAACCAATAAAAAGGATTATCTTCTGTGTAAGGGGCATAAACTGTAGATCCTTTAAATGTTGTACCGTTATGAACTATAGTATTATTTCCAATACTAGACTGTATTACGTCAGATTGTCTTCCATATCTATCAGAAAGTATTAAACCAACTTGATATGTTCTGTTTTGTTTTAATGTTGCAGTAGGGTACTCTACATTAGAACCAGCACCTATAAGAGCTGTAGCACTATTTAAATTTAAAGCAGTTAATATAAAAGTCAAAGTGCCAGTAGAGCCTGGTAAACCTGAAGTATTAAAAGTAATTACATCGCCAATTGAATAACCACTACCTCCACTTAAACAAATTATTACATTATCTGCTTTTGATGAAGTTATTATTTCAAAAGTTGCAGTTTGATTACTACTAGATATTGGAATTGGAGCCTGAGCGTTATATGGATAATTAATATCAGTATTAGGAGTATATGTACCTAATATTATAGATCCACCAACAGAGGCAGAGCCAGCACTACTTTTATTACTTATAGCAACTCCAAAGTCTAAAGTTAATGGTGGAGTATGTTTGTCATAGAAATTACCATATATAACTCTGTTTCCAGAAGATGACTGAGACTTAGCTCTTACTGGTATTTTATCATAAACTCTTGTTGTTTCTCTTTCTGGAAGAACTTTTGTTGGTCTTCTTGATTGATATTCATAAGTGTAGACATAACTTGAATTAGAAGATATAGAGGTGTCGGTAACAGATACTGTTTCTAAAACTTTAAAAGCTAAACCGTTTGACTCTTTATAAAGAATATCTATTTCTTTTACTTTTAAAGCAGTGTCTAATTGATTTACGCGGTAAGGAGTTTCTATATTCAAAGTAACGTTTGTAACTTTATTTTCAAAAAACTGAACTATAGTACTTCTAGACATTGCCACTTCTTGGCTTTGCTTGACTCCAGCTGATTCGCCAACGGGCACTGAAAGCACGTATCCATCTTGCTTTGGTATAAAAGCTGGTTGCGTGAATGGAGATATTAAAGAATATTCACCATCGTCAAATTTAAACCTATAAGCAAATCTAACAAATCTATCTGTTAAAAACTCTTTATCTCCAGGCCAATTAGCTTCATAATTTGGGTTTTTATAATGAAACATAAAAGCAACATCTGATGATGATGCATTTGGAAAAAATCCTGTTCTAGGAGGTATTGGTTTATTTAAATTCACTACAGCACCTCCACTTCCTAATGCAACTGATTGAACAAATACATCAGTAAGAAAACTTCCACAAGTAACTCCCATACCCACTTCTATTATATTGATATCTTGCCCTGTTATATTAGCTGCTCTAATAAGAATCCTACTTGTGGGATTAACAGCTGTTAAGATTGAAGTAGCTTTTATCGGCACGCCATATGCTGTAAATGAAGGCGGTAAATACTCACTAACAGTATCAAGCATTGAAGTTGAAGTGTAAGTTATTGATCTCCATGTAGTATCGATAATAGGAGATATAGGATTTCTTGGATTAGTATCAAAAGTTTCTAAAAGAGCTTGATTGCTTGAATTAATTTTTTTAATTCTAACTTGAATATTTTTATCTAAACCTACAAAAGACAAGTACATGCCTTCTATTAGATTAGCGGTTGATCCTATTAAAATATTTGATGTTATTTTGCCAACACCGTCTATTGTTTTAGTTAGTTTAGGCGTTTTATATGGGTAATATTTAGCTACTGATATTTGATCTTCTGTAGTGTAGTAACTTGAATCTGAAGCAGCTGTTTTTACATTTATTTTTCTAGGTTGATTTCTATCATCCGTCCAAAATAACAAATCCTCTATAAGACTTATTCCTAAAATAAGATGAGTAGTAGAAAAATTTAAAAATACTCCTTTTACTAATACATCATAAGTGTCTAACAAGGTATTGTATGAAACAATATAGCAAGTAGAACCTCCTGGAGCTTGTCTTGAGAGTTGATCACTAGTAGTATCACTGTAGTTTGTTAAAAAAACTATAATTCTGTCATTAGATATATCCATGTACTTACCTATAGACGTAAGGCCGCTAACAGTACTTAACCCAAAGTTTGTTTTTAATAAATTACCTAAAATATTTTCTAAAGCACCAACGTCTTCGCCTTCTGATCTACTTACACTTACATTTTGAGCATTTCTATATTCGCCATTAGACAATAGTCTATCGTCTAAGTCTTTATTCATTCTAGACTTAATAAAAGTGTTTTGTACTTTAGCCATTTAATTAATGTTTAATTTGTTTAGATTTACCCCTCATAACTTGAACTATTTCAGTAAGTTTTATGTTTGATAATCTTATTTTAGCATTTCTTAATTTAGATGATCTATCTCTTTTGTATCTTTGAACTATATACTCTTGAGTGTTAGCTTTTGAAGATAATATAGAATAGTTTATATGAGCATATAATGCGTCCTCGGCCATCTTAGGCACTTTAGAATTCATATCATAAGCTAAACCATCTGATATATATTGTAAAACTATAATCTTACCTACTAAATTGCTAGAAAACGAAAAAGTACCTAGCCTTTGGTTTATACTAAACCAACCGTTTATTTGAGAGTATTGAGGTTCTAATCCATATCTTTGACCAAAATTCAATTTCCACCAATCATGACTGTAAACATTTACATTTTGCCTATCAATTTCACCTGTAACCTGACCTAGGTTTTGCTTAGACCATCTGTCTTCAACAAGGGATTGTTCTGCTAAATTGTTATCTCCTAAACCGTTTTGTGTTGGCACACCTAAAGCATCTTGTATAGGAAGCTCAGTTGGGTTAGAGGTTAAGTTATTTACTGGATATATTGGGTGTTGAACTCCACCTAAATCAACCCAATAACAAGCTACGTAATTAACGTATCCTTGAGGTATTGGAACTCCTAAGCTAGGTGGTATTGTTAATTCTTGTGAGTTAACTGATTTTAAAGTATCATAACTAAATTCTTGTAAACCTCTTTTAGCGTGAAATATAACGTCAGATCTTTTTACTCTAGGTATTAACTTGTCTATGCCTACGTAAGCAACCATGAAGTTATTTACTATATCTGTTAAGCTAACATATTCATAGCTACCGTAATTAGCATTTATAGCAGGTTGTTTAAGCTGCACATACACTAATGATCCTACTACAAAAGTGCTGCCTCTTAAGGTTATTATGTTGTTTATAGGGTCAGATACATATGATTGGCTCTCAGCTTGAGCTACATATCCAGTAAAGCCTGGAGAAGTGTTTATATATATAATGTAATTAGACGCTGTACTAACTTGAACACCTGTGCTATTAAAAGCACTAAAAACATTAGTGTTAAACGTGCAATTAAAAGTTTGATTTCCCGTAGTTGTTAAAGCAGGAAAATCTTGTTGACCTGAGTAATACTGCGCGTTAGTTTCTGTTATTAGTCCCATTTATTATCTTTTTTTATTAGCTTCATCACTAGCTAGCTGTTGACCTGCTGCTTGCATTATTTGAGGATCTCTTATTATTACTCCAGTGTATTTTAATATCTCTAATACAACTTGTGGTTGATTGCTTTCGTCTATTTCAAATTGAACAGAGTTTACTGAATCGTAAACGTATTGACCAACACCACCTATTGTGAAAGCCCAAACAGGATCAACTGGCTTTCTAATATAGTTAAAAGTAACGTCTGTAGCTAAAGGTGTTGATACTTTTGGAAACACTGTTAATTTATCATCTTTATACTGAGCTATAGGAAAATTAGTTGTAGGTTGTGTTAAAGGAGATAATATTTGTTTTCTGTAGTCTCTTGAACTTATTATCTCTATTGCCGGTGAATTTAATCCTCTATTGTAAATAGCTGAACCAAATCTATGTAAGTCTGTTGGCTGAGTGTATATGTTATCTGTAACAGCAGAGGCATCGTTATTTTTTTCAAATATTTGAAAATCCTCTCTCATGTGGTCAATCCTAGAAGCGAATTCCACATCTGTTTTTGGCATACGTAATAATTGATTATAATCTTCAAAAAACTTTTCAAAGATTTCTAATTGAACTTGTGCAGCTACTTTACCAAACTCATCTGGAGTTAAATAACCACGTTGTTCTTTGTTTAGTATAGTCAATACTGTAGTGTATACAGTGTTTACGTTTAATTTAGCCATTTTAATTTTTTAAAAAAAAAAGGTGGCGATTAAACCACCTTTAATTATAATCACTTGTTATTTATTTTTTTTCTCAATAGATTTATAAACATCAAGACCTTCGTCCGTTTTAAACCACGCAGCTAGTGCTGAATATGGGTTTTCATCAAAAGGTACTGTTATTAACTTACGACCTGTGCTTGCCCAAGTAAAGGTTCTTTGATCGTCAGATATATTTATAATTCCATTTTCTCTTGCTTTAATAGCAAAGTTTCTTAATTGTACATTATCGTCATTAGCTAATTCTATAAATAAAGTTGGATTTCTTCTAGCAAATACTAAAAGATCTCTTTTTAGTTCTTTAGAACTCATTGAGTTCACACTAGAGCCTAGTTCAACTCTTAATATAGCTTCTGCCATTTCAATATCCATTTGTAAAGCTGCATTCATAGCTAAAACTTCAAGTTCTAAATCTGCAACTTCATCTTTAGCAACTTCAGTTCTGTCAAACTCTGTAAATATTAATTGAAAATGCGGATGATGATTTAAAAACTCTTGTAAATTTCTTTTTTCTTTTCCAACAAACAAATGTCCTTTTTCAAAAACTATATGCTTCATAGTCACTGGACCATTTTGTTCATCTACAAAAATACTTTTTTGATTAGTAGCATATCTTAATTCTCTTTCATATCCTAAATCTTTATCAAACCAAACTAAAGGATATTTCCTAGAGTGTTTAGATGGTAAAGTATATGTTAAAGGTTCTTTATTACCTGTTAAGTAATAGTTTCTATCTTTATATTCCCAAGTGTCTTTTTTAACCTCTTGCTTGGGGGCAGGAGCTTTCTTTGTTTTTGTTTCCATAATATAATATAATATAATAATTAAAAAAGACCCCGCCGAAGCGGGATCTTACATTTTATTGACTTACGTCATAGCATATGCTATAGGAGCAGCACTAGTAACATCCGAAGTTGTTCCAGTGTAATTTGCTTCATTAAGAATAGCACCAAAGTCTACAGCAACTACTAAGCCTTCAGCTTGAGCAGCAGCTACAATTGCAGCGTTAACCGCATTTTGCATTATTGCTACAGCTCCAGTAGTAGCAGCAACACCTGTAGCAGGTCCTACTATTACTTTGTTAGCAAGTAAATCTAGTCCATCAGTAGACTGTATCGTAGTGTTTTGTACTATTTCAACAAATGGAGCAAGACCATTACCTGATCCTGTTTCAGCAGCACCTTCTGTGCCTTTAACATATACAATGTTATCAACTGGTATTAAATCAAAAGCACCACCTGCTTTTTTTAGTTTTATATAACTCATTTTTCTTATTTTTAAATGTTAATAATTAATTAAGCTCCTTTGAACAACACGAAGTTATTAGCAGCTTGAGTTACTAAACATCTTTCAGATAAGAAATGTACAGACATTGCATCTAAATCAGAAGTGTAAGCTCCTCCAACTGAACCAGTAATCCAGTTTTTAAATCTTCGATCTTCAGTTTCAGAAGCTCTATATCTTACGTGTAAGAAAGGACGTCTAATGTTAGATCCTAACATTTGATCGTATACTGTTGAAGTTCCAGCAGGAACTAAAACACCATCAATCTCTTTGTCTAATCCTCTTGTAGAAGCATCGTTTAAGTATTTCCAGTCAGTCTTGTAGAAGTCATAAGAACCTCTTCTGAATCCTGAAAATCCAAAGTTTAATGCCATTTCTGATTCGTTATCAAATAAACCATAAGAAGCAGCTTGAGTAGAAGCATAACCTCCACCAGCCATAGCGCCGATCATATCATCAAAGTCAAGAGCCGTAGATCTTGATAAAAATAACATGTTTTCTTCAATAGCACCTTGCTTATCTAAGTTTTTAAGAATTTCATCAAAATCACCTAAAGCACCTGAACCAGGAGCAGCAGCACCAGAAAATCCAGAGTATATATTACCTCTTTTTTCAATAGCAGCAAACATACCTTCAGTACCTAGTATATTGTCTCCAGATAAAGAAGAAGCATTACCATTAGCTAGTTTTGAATCAACACCTTCAACCATCATCATTTCAAGATAATCTTCAAAACGTAATCTAGTTTCAGACTCAGCTTTTAGATACCATAAGTATCCAGATGTTCCGTCTTCAGTAGCAACTTCAACCCACCCAATTTGAGCAGTATCAGAACCGTTGATTTCGTACTTATCTTTGATAATTACAGGTCTATTAGCATACTGAGTAAAAGATGGCTCAATAGAACCGTCCATACCAGGTGTTCCTTTTTTAAATTCAGAACCGTATACAAACATGTTAATACCTTTTGTATTTAATAAACCAGCAGGTAGTGTGTCAGCACCGTATACTTTAGCAGTAAATTTAGTGTTACTTGTAGTTAAACTAGTTACATAAACTTTAGCAGTTACTAAACCAGTAGCTTGATCAGATAAAAGAACAGTTTGACCTACTCTAATAGCTATTTCAGTTGTTTCTGTATCTGTTAAATCAGGCTCAATTGTATAAACAGCACTAGCTGGACCAGTAATATTAGCTTCTAGTCCTTTGTAGGCTACGTGTAATCTATTTTGTTCAGACCAAATTACTTGATCAGAAGTCATAGGCATTTCAGCTCCTACCATTCTCAAGAAACCAGACAAAGTCCTGTTTCCGTATCTCTCCACTTCTTGCTCATAAAGCTCAGGAAGATATTGTTGTGCGAAAGTTCCACCACCACCTGACGAATTGAAATCTAAGAAGTTTCCAATTGTTGTCATTCTAGCTTGTGAAGGAACTATACTTGCGGGAAAACTCCCACCAGATAAACTCATAATTTTTAGTTTTTAGTTTTTATTTCTCTTTTGTATTTTTAATTTAGAACTATCAACACCTGATACTGACTTTACTTTAAAACCACCTATAAAAATATCTCCGTTATTTTGAGGTCTAGAAGCTGTTTCTATATTTTTAGATTTATTTACAAGGTCTTTAATGCCATCGGCTTTACCTTGTTCATAAAAATGCTGCGCTATCGTATCGGAGTTTTGTGCTGCATATATAGCTTTGTGGTAACCTTTATAGTCTTTTATACTCCCATCTTCACCCATGAACTTCTGGATAAAATTGGCTATATCTGACTGTTGTTCAGCTACTTTTTTTACGTCATTTACACCATATCTAAAGTTTTTATCACCTAAGTTAAACTCAAAACCTTTGAAATCCTCAGATAAGTATTCTTTAGTAGTGTTTAAAAATGATTCGTGTAAAGTTTTCTCTTGTTGTACTTCTTTATTGTATCTATTGAAAAAGTCCATAGCTTTTTGTTGTTCCTGAGTAACGCCCGGTCTCAACTTGATCTCGTCGTAATATTTACTCTTGGTGTCTTCCAAAAAGTTTTTGGCCTTAGCAATTTCTTCTTTAAAAGCGAGTTTCTTTTTCTTTATATCTCGCTCTTCGTCCATTTCTTCATCATACGAAAAGTTGTCTTCCATAATGAAATTAACTTCCTCTTGATTTAGATGTGGTTTAGTATTTTTATAGTATTCTTTAAGTAGAGTATCTTCATCTATAGAAGAGTAATCTCTATTTAGTCTAACGTAGTCTTCGACTGTACCACCAGTTTCTTTCATAAAACTAACTAGTTTTTCAACATTTTCTGGAAGTTCTATTTTAGGAGTATCTACTTTAGTTACTATCTCTTTTTTAGGTTCTTCAATATCTTCTTTTTTATCTATTACAGATATTGGGTTTGAAGTGTCTTTATTAGTTTTTATTACTTCTTCTTTAGTATCTTCTTTTACTTCTTCTTTAACCTCTTCTTTTACTTCTTTTAAATTAACTTTAGGAGTTTCTTTTAAATCAACTTTAGGTGTTTCTTTAATTTCTTCTTTTTCTTTAGTCTTACTTAAATCAACTTTTGAATCCTCTTGTTTTTTAGCAAGTTTTTTTGGTTTTTTCTTTACCTTAAATTCTCCTTGTGTTAATTCTCCTCCTTTTGTTTCTTTTATTTCTTCTGACATAATATAATATAATAATTAATAATAATTGTTAAATTACTCTAACAATGGGTCTACTTGATTTTTTTCAAAATTAGTTGGTAATAAATCATTTTTTCGTTGATCTATCATTTGGCTTTGTTGTGTGGCTTGTATTCTTGTTCTTTCGTCTTTACGGTTTTCTATTTCAGCTTCTTTATTGCTTATAATATCTAAATCCATTTGTTTTAGTTGCTGGTCATAACCAAACTGAATCTCCATTAACTGTCTTTTAATTTCAGCTTCTTGTTGTATTTTGTTTATACCAAACTCAGATTTACCTTGTTCTATTTGTAAAGTTGTTTCAGCTAAAGCTTGTTGTTTTTGCATTTCAGCTAAAGCTCCTCTTTCAGCTGCTTCTGCATTTGCATTAGCCTGTGCTTGAATATTTGCTTGTTGAGCTTTTTGATCAGCTTCTTGTTTTTGTTTTCTTTTTATTTTAAGAAGTTGATTAGCTAATTTAAGATTGTTAATTTGTCTAATATCTATAGCGTCTTCTAGGTTTATTCCACCTTGTTTCATAGCAACTTGAATATTTTGCTCTAGTTGAGCTTTTTCTTCCTCGTCAGGTACTAGCTCTAAATATATCCCAAAGTCAGCCATATTCAGCTTATGCATGTCTTCTAGTGTTCCAACATTATATGTGCTTAAACTAGAATTAAGAGCTGATTTAGTTAAAGGATATTCTAAAGCATCTGATATTCTTAAAGAAATATTTTCACATGTTTTAACTGTTAAATACAATAGTGATTGTAGTAGGTGCTTAGTTGCTACGTTTGAACTAGCTGCAGCAAGTTTTTGTAAGCCTACTAGCGAATCTGAATTAGGCATAGTACCATCTCTAGCCTCGTTAAGCCCCGTAACATCTCTCATCATTTGTAAATAATATTGATAAGTCTGTATTAAAGCTTGAGTTTTAGCACCACCTGAAGAAGTTTGAAGTTCTTGAATTGGTATTTTGCCTCTATTAACGTCGCCATCTTGTGTTAAAGATCTACCTAATATACTACCAGTTTGGAAATACATATTAAGAGCTTCTGCAGGATTATAGTTTGTTCCGTTTCCTAAGTCAACCTCTGCCAAACCATCTACATCTAAGAAAACACCATCAGGTACTATTCTTGATAATACTTGTTGTAGTTTTAAATGAGTTAGTTGTATCATGTCAGCAAAACCAGTCATTCTACTAACTAAAGATTCTATACGCCCTTTATACATTTTAGGAGCGCAAAGCGTATAATTCATATTAACCTTAACAACATTAGCTTCAGGCCTAACCATGTTTCTTGCAAGTTCCCATCTTAACATTTTATCATGTCCTAAGACTTTAGCGCCTTGATACAAAACCTCTATAGATCTATAAACTCTTTGAAAGTTATCATTTTCTGGAGGGTTAAACTCGTCATTTTTTTCAATAGCTTTTTCTAAACCAGTAGCTGTTTCTTTTATTTTAAAAACTTGGTTTTGATAAGTCTTATATTCAAAGTATAATACTGGAACATTGTTAGTATCGTTTCTACCGTTGAATTGATAAGCATAATTACTTCTGTTAGGATATTTTTCTATTTCTCTTAATTCTTCATCAGTTATATTAGGAAATTCCTTTTTTAATTCTCCTAAATTAATACTCTTTACTTCTCCTATATACCATAGATCTTGAAAATTAGGATCTTCTGTATAAGAATAAACTAAATCAGCTGGATCAACGTATTTTACTGTAACACCTTCTGATAGATTAAAATCTGTTTTAACAGCACTTATTCCTAAAACAACTAAATCATTAGCCATTCTTCTTTTTACTAACTCATACTTATTAAAATCTAAAGTATTGTTAATTGCTTCTTCTTCTGCTATTTCAACCGATTGCTTATAATCTAACTGCATATGTATATCTAACTCTTCACGATTCTGAGGTAATTCCTCAGGGTTTGAAGTAGAATACATATTTAATCCTGTAACTTGTTTTATTTGTTCAATAAGCTTTTTAGCTTGTATATCTCTTAACAAGTGCTCAGCATATTTAGTTCTAGCAGCTAAAGAAACAGGATCTTGAGCATAAGCTTTTATATCATAAAGCTTAGTGTCTAATCCATTAACAACTATATCTACAAATTTAGGTATTATAGGAACAGGTTTCCAGTCTAAATTTAAATAAGATAAATCTCCATTTATTGCTAGTTCGTCTTTGTATTTTTGAACAGACTGTTCTCCTCTTGCATATAGTCTTAAGTTTCTAAAGTTATTGTAGTTAGTATTAAACCTACCACTTACACCAGTACGAGTACCAGCGAACCAATCACCTTCAATTGCTCGACCAACTTGTCTGCCGTAGTCTAAGCTGCTTTTGACTTCATCAGATACTACCTGATCAGGGAAAGAACTACCGTTTTGAGTACTTATTTGCATTTATTTTATTATTTTTGAAAAAACTCCGTCGTTATCATAACGTTTAATACCTAATTTAATGTGTTTAGTTAATCTTTCTGGAACAGGTTTATATTTATTTTTATTACAAGCCATAATAGCTAAGCCTGAACTTATAGTAGCATCATGCTTTGTTCTATTATTTATGTTAAATTTACCCCAGTCCTCTAAAGTTTTTTGGTGATACATATCGCCATAACCTTCACCTATTAAACCTACATATGTTTCTATATAAGATTCCACAGCCGCAGCGTGTGCTTGTTTAATGTCTTCACTTGAATTAGGTATTCCACCTATTTCTTTTTCTGTTGTAGAAAGCTTATTCCAAATTTTATCAGGACGATTCATTGAAAAACCTCTATAACCTCTACGTTTAAAATAGTACAATAGTCTTGGTTTGTTATTTTCACAGAGTATTGGCATACTATAAAATACGCAAGCCATCAACACGTCTTCAAAAAATATTTCAGCAGTTTGAGGTCTAGCAATATATTCAAGAAAAAAATGATTAGGTGGTGCGTCTTCCATACTAAACTTGGTCAAGCCGTGCAATGCTCCATTAGAACCTTTACCATCTACTGTTCCACTTATATCGTAACTATCACAACCAAACGCGCCTATATGTTCATTACCAGGATATTTAGTTCCATTTTTCATTATTACTTGATTTTGCAAGTTTACAGGTGGAACCCAAGATATCATAAATCTACCATCTTTGTTAGGATAAAATCTTACGCTAGTATCTTTTACTCCACTAACCCACTGAAAACTACCTCTAGTAACTGAAGATATATTATTTATTTCAGCGTTGTAATCTATTTGTTGATATATTTTAGTTAAGTTAAACAAGCTGTCTTTAGCTTCATCTCTAAAAGCATGCTGTTCTGTTCTTGGAAATTGCCTGTAATATTCATTTAAACTATCAGGATCATCCTTTAATCCATCTACTTCGTTCTGCCAGTGCTCAATAACTCCTGTTGAAATTTTTTGACCATCTGCTCCTTTAATGTTATTTCCTTCTCTAATGAAAACAGGTGATCCGTAAGTATCCATGAATCCTTCGTAGTTCCATTCCATAGGGATGAAAAGAGAATAGAGTCCAGAAGAAGTTTGTCCGTTTTTATTTCTTTTTGTAACGTCTGAAGAGTAATAGAGTTTTTTGAAGTTGTTTCCACCTTTATCTAATGCGTTTGAAGTTGAGCCCATCATACACTTGCCTACGATTCTTGATCCTAGCCTTAGTGTTGTTTTTGTAACTCGCCAGTTGTTTAATATGTTGTCCGGTCTTTCCCATTTTCCGCTTTCGTCGTGTGCTAATAATTTTAATTTCTCACCATCGTAAGAGTTGTCGCCGGTATTTTTCCAGTCAATAGTTGTATCAAGCCCGTCAAGTTCTTTTAGTTGCTCATTACTCTCAAGCTTTCTTCTAGTAAGTTTTGAAGCCGGAACCCTATACGCCAGTTCTGTCTTAGGACGATCCATACCGTCTTGGATTGGCTTGAAGAAAAACGGATAGTTAATGGATATTGGCACAACTTTATCTGTGAACATTTTTTTAGCATCTGCTCCAGATTTAGATAATATACCGAATCTGGCGTCACTTGATATCGTCGCTTTATTAACAAGCTCTGCCGAGGACATAAATGAAAATCCAGACCTTCTGTTTTTAAGGTAGCACATCCCGTAACATCTGTTATCTGCTTTACATGCTTCCCAAAATATATAGAATAATCTATTTGCTTCTCTATAATCTGGTGCCCCAACGTCGATCTTTGACCACTGTAAGTACATGTAATGAGTGCCAGTGATATATGTAGAAATACCTTTACTATAAAACCAATAACCCTCTTCTCTTCTTGTAAATTCTTTGTCAATATAATCATACCACCTTTCTTTAAAATCAGTGTCAAAATTTTCCCAGTCAAACCTGCTCTTGATTCTATTTAATTCTTTTGGATATTCTGCTTTTTCCCAATATTGTTCAGCTTTTTTTTCGCTTCGTTTATGCGATTCATATTCTGCTGGTAAAGCAATCCTGAGATTCTGTATTTCAATGATTTTTCCAATTTTCCCAGTTTTACTTATTACTATAAAGTCATACTCTTCATTATAACCATACTCCCATTTTTTATATCTATTTTGCTTAGATAATATTTTAGGGTTTACAACATCTTTAATCTCTTTCCAAAGAGTTTGTTCATAACTCATTTGCTTCTACCTTCTGCAAAACCTTTAAAAGCTTTATTTTCTTTTACTTCTTTAGGTTTTTCATTTAAAATATCTTCTTCATCTTGTATGCGAGTTAAAATTTCAAATGCATCAAATATAGCTAATTTTTTTGTTGCAGCAGCATTTTTAAGTCTATCAGCTGAGATATCATCTCCTGAGTCAACGATCTTTTCTTGTGCTACTTTAATTAGTTCTTCAACTGCTTTTTGCCCAGCTTGGATTATTTTCAATTTCGTTTCCTTCGTATTCATGGGTTAAAGCTATATCATTTGATTTCATACAATAAAGTCGTTCACCATCTATAATAAACTCAAATTCAGAGTTTGGGGTAAACGTAATAAGTGTTCCAGGTGTTATTCCTAGCGCTTCTAAGGTGTTGTTAGTATATTTTATTATACCAACATTAGGTTGTTCTTTTCTGTTCTCTAAAAAAGAACTATTTAAAATTGGTTTTACAAAGCAATAATTAAGATGAGAAGTCTTGTTGTACATATATATTTGATCTAAAGCACAAAAATATAAATCATTTTTAAAGTAAGTACCACTATTTTTTTCTTCACCTTTCATATCATAATACCTGCGAAGAATATTATGATGTATATAAACTTCATCACCAACTTTTATTTCTGTAGCATAAGCAGCTGGAGTCGAAACTACAACTGCTTTTTTACTTACAAAAATATGGTTTTCTATACTAGAGTTAATAATTAATTCTTTATTACCAACTTTTTTAATATTATCATACCTTTTATCTAAAGGTTTTATAATAAAGTGATATAGACTTTTCACTAATATTTCAAGTCATATTCTAAAGACACCGCCATGTTTCTATTAAATTTTTTCCAAGGAAGAACTTCATTATCTTTAGTTATAAAGATATTATAAGACTGATCTTCTTTTTTAAATAAAATATCATTAATTATGTGACCGCCATATACTTCTTGGCCAACAGCATAATGCATAGCTTCGTTTTTATAATCAGATCCTATACTAATCTTTCTTATCTTCGACATCTTCTGTTACTGCATCTTTAGCTTCTTCTTCAATTGAAGTATAAGATCCATCTAATAAGTTTATATTAATCTGACCATAGTCAGACTCTAAAATCTGCTTATAATCTTCTATTTGCTTATTAACCTCTGCTACCTCATGAAGCATAGCATGTTTTTGAGTTACAATTAGTCCAATATTTTGTGTTAATTCTCTTAAAGACTTTTGTTGTTCTTTAATTAATTCTAATTCTTCTTCTTTTATTTTATTCATTTGATTTGATTTTATTGTTTGTTTTGTTTTGTTTTGTTTTGTTTTAAAATATAGCCACGCAGTCTGTTCCAACTTTTAATTTAGTAGCTAGCATAGGCGTTTTATCACCTACAACTGTTCCTGGTTGTACATTTTTAAATACAACGTCATTACCAGCTTCTGTTGTTATAGTAATAGATTGTGCTGATCCACCGTTATATATCACAGCACCTCTTTTACCTGTGTTTGCTATTGCGTCTGTTCCAGCCGTTAAAGCTACAGCGTCATGACCAAACACTCTTGGTTGAGCCATCATATTTCCTTCTAAACCATCTAATGTTGGTTCCCACCCTGGGTTAAATTCTGCCATTTTATTTATTTATTTTTGTTATTTTTTCAGCACCACGACTTCCGAAGTATGCTACGTAAACTGTTATTAATAGTGTTTTAAGTAATTCTACCCATGCTGTGTCTACTTCAAATTGTAAATGAAAAGAATCTATACACATTATAAGTGTAGAAGCAAAAGTTAAAAATATAAGAGCTAGCGGGCGTGTGTTTTTAGAAAGCCACGAATCACTTTTCATATCGTTATTCCACCTGCTAGATACATTGTTCATTTCAATTATATCTTGTTCTAATAGTTTCATAGCCATTTCTTTATCTTTGGGCTTAATACTATTATCACTTGCTATAATATTTTTTACTATTCCTAATCCTCCTTGATCTGGTAAAAAGTTACCTACTGTTTGTAATAATTTAGGAGCTTTGTTTTTTAAAAACTCTCCTATTTTAGTTTCTTTAAATAATTTCTTCTTCGCCATTGTAAGTTATTAATCCTTTTTTTTGAAAGTTTTGAGCCATTTTATTATTACCTCTATAACCTTGTAAAACTTTATCGCTAGCTGGGTAAGATTCTTGTTCCCATGGTAAAGATCTTTTTGATTCATCTAAATTAGGACCTCTTTTATAAGACTTATCTTTGTAATAAAAAAAATCTTTATCGTAATCTAAATCTTCATCTAGCTGGTGTACTGTTTCATGTTTTACTACAGCTTTCTCCATGACTGGATCTAAATTCATATTAACAACTATACCTCCGTGGTTAGATTTACCAACAGAACCATCATCTAAATTCATGTGGTAAACAGGTATGTTCATGTCGTTTTTATTGTAGCTTGGCTTAAGTTTAAACCCCATTTTATTTATTTTTTTAATTGAGGAAATTTTTTATATACGCATCTTTTTATTTTTCTTGGATTTTTCGCGTTGTGCGCAAGCTTTAATGCTGATTTAGCTCTATTCAAACTATTAACTGGAAAAGTGCCTTTTGGCCCACAAAAATCACTTTTAGCTACATTCTTGTATTTACCAGAGTTAGACATACCGGGTTCTTCTCTTACTTCTGTAATTGTTTTTTTAGCCATTTTATTTGTTTTTATATGGAAAGTAATCGTTTAATATGTTTTGTCTGTTTTTACAACCACAACCTCCAGGTATCATATCTGCCATTTTCTTTATACCTGTTGCTTCTGTAAATCTAGCTACTGTGTCACCAAATCCTCTATCTTTCATTTTTCTTTATTTGAATTACAAAATTTTCTAGCGGCTGCAACACTTCCAAAACCCCATTTTTTTAAAGCAATAGCTTTTCTAGTTGGCTCGCCATTAGGTTTTTTCATAGGCCCTTTCATACCAGCAAATCTACAAGCAAAAGATACTCTACGTTTTCCTTTACCACTTGTCTGTCTTGAACCTAGTGTTTTACCTGTTTCTTTTTTATAATCAGAACGCATCTTACGATTTGATTTTTCATAACCCGCGTTTGTCATTATTTTTTCTTTTTACCAATCTTAACACAATTGTTAACCATTAAAGGTTTACCATTTTTATCTTTCTTACCACTAGGTGACGGTTTTTTGCCTTTAGCTACATAGCCTTTCCAACACGTACTACCTCTTTTTGTTTTCTTTTTAGCCATTATCTACGTTTTTTTGATTTCAATGCTAAAACTTGTTTAGCTAATTCATCTAGTTTCCCATCAGTCTTTGTACCATCTTTTACAAGTGTAGAAAGCACTTTAATTTCTTCAGATAGTATATCATTCATCTGCTCCATCATATCAACTCTTTCTTTTAGATCTTCTATATTAGCATGATTCCATTGCTCTTTTAAATCATACTCTAATCTTTTAACCTCTGTTGGTGGCATTCTCTTTGCTAGATCAATATCGTCTTGTAATGTATAGTACATACCAACTAAAGTAGTTGTTAACATAATTATACCTATTACTGTTTTTATATCAATTTTAAATTCTGTGTTTTCAGATATCTTCATACTCTCCTGTTGCATCAAATGACGGGCATGCTTTGTTAGCAAACTCGCTGTGTGAATAAATAACTGCCTCTGGGTACATTGCTTTAAGTGTTTTAAGCACGTTTAAGAGACTATCTTTCTGTTCTTGTGTTCT